GCCGAGCGCGAGCCGGTCCGGGAAGAGGGCGTCCGCCTTACTCGTAATCGCAAGCGGGACGACGACCGGTTCCACATCAACCCGTCGATTGTCCCAGAGCACATGAGCTATGAGTGGAAGCGCGCTTCCTGCTATGGGAAGAAAGACAGCGACCACATCAACAACTTAATGGACAATCATTGGTCACCGGTCCCGCCGGATCGCCATCGGTTTCTATCCGTCGAAAAGGACGGCATGATTTTAATGGAGCGGCCCAAGTACCTGACGCAAGAAGCCCATCAGGAAACCTTTGATATGGCGAATGATGAAGTCAAGCGCGTGACAAAAGGATTGATGGATACGCCGCAAGGCACGTTTACCCGCGATCACGAAAGCGTTCGCAAAGTGTCAGGGGTTAAAACTGAGCGCAATCTTGCCTTGGCCACCCGCCGTGACGGAACGCTTATTTCCCCTGCCAAATAAATAGGCTTGTCATGGGCGAATTTCTAGGTTAGCGTAATCCAGATTTTCGCCCATACCATGGGCAGACGCCCTTACGCGAGGGGTGTTCATTTTAGCCACGACGGCAACCCAACGACTCGCGCAGGGTCGTTTCTTCAACTCCTTCTTTGTTAGGCGAGGCCCGCCAAAACACAGATTGACCATGAAGGTCCGTCATGCCAAATGCATATACACCTTTTGGGTTTACCCCGGTCCGCCGCGTCGATGGCGCGGCATGGACGGGCAACCAAAGCGTCCGCAAGATTGCGGCAGCCAACACCAAATATTTCTATACTGGCGATCCCGTTGTTTCGCTGAATACCGGCTACATCGATTTGATGCCGGCGGGTTCGGCAGCAAACTTCGCAGGCATTTTCGTCGGCTGCGAATATTTGTCGGTCGCCAAGGGCTACGTCTCTTGGTCCCCCATCTTTCCAGGTGGCGACACGACCAAGGATGTCGTGGCTTATGTCATTGATGATCCGAACGTGCTCTTCGCGGTTCAGACCAATAACAGCGCCGGTGGCGCAGTCGCATCGGGCTTGTCGACCTTGGGCAACACGGCTCAAATCGGTTACTCTCTGTTGAGTGCTACAACCGGGCTTTGGTCCACGGGCGGCACCGCAGGCGCCAGCACCGCCGGTAACACCTTGAACGGTCGTTCGGGTGTCTACCTGGACATCAATAGCTATTCGAACTCAGCCGGTTCGACATCACCATTCAAAATCTACGACATCCCCAACGTGCAGACCTCGGTCAACGGATTCCCATCCTCATCGACCGTGTTCAGTTCGCCGGGCAATGGCTATGACGCGACGACGCCATTCAACATCGTCTACGTCACTGTCAATGCCTCCGATTATCGCGCTGGCGTTGCCGGTATCTAATTAAGGGAATAGCAAAATGCCTGTCGCACTCACACAGATTGCCAATTTGCTGTTTCCGGGGCTTCGCGAAGTCACTGGCAAATACAAGCAAATCGAAAAGCAATACGACAAGATCTTCGATACGATGCAGTCAGAAATGGCTATCGAACGTACTGTTGAAGCTCGTTACCTTGGTTACGCTGCGTTGAAGAACGAAGGTGCAGCCACCACGTTCGACAACAACGCGGGCCAGCGATTCACGTACTCGCAAGAGCACGTTGAAATCGCCCTTGGCTATGCCATCACGCGCAAGGCCATAGACGACAATTTGTACAAGACGCAATTTATGCCCAGCAATTTGGGCCTTACTGAGTCTTTCAATCAGACGAAGGAAATCATTTGCGCCAACGTCTTGAACACGGCCAACGTCTACAACCCTGGTGTCGGCGGTGACGGTCAGCCGTTGCTCTCTCCCAACCATCCGGTTGATAGCGGCCTGTTCGGCAATGCGCCGACCATCGCGGCCGACTTGAATGAAGCCACGCTGTTGACCGGCATGATTGCCATTCGCCGCAGCTTTATCGACCAAGCTGGTTTGAAGATTTATGCCCGCGCTAAGAAATTGGTTGTGCCGCCTGAATTGGAGCCAGTGGCCATTCGCTTGTTGCAGACCGAGTTGCGCCCAGGATCTGGCGACAACGACGTCAATGCAATTCGCGGCACGGCGGGCGGCCTGCCAGAAGGTTACATCGTCAACGATTATCTGACCTCCCCGTATGCGTGGTTCTTGCTGACGAACATCAAGGGGTTGGCTTACATGGAACGGGTTCCGTTCGAAACCGACATGCAAGTCGAATTCACCACAGACAACCTTTTGGTGAAGGGTTACGAGCGTTACAGTGCGGGCTATTATAATCCCCGGTCAATTTATGGAACATTTCCAACATCGTAACTGATGCTGAACTGTATATGGCTCTTGATGTAAGCTCTCCTGTATGGATCATTACAGGAGGTGAGAAATGAGAAGCAAAGTGGAACTTACGCACGCACGTTTACTTGAAGTGTTGAACTACGACCGGGCAACCGGCGTGTTCACATGGAAAGTACGTGCGGCTCGGAATATCATTATTGGCTCGAAAGCCGGTGGTGATGGTGGCCACGGTTATCAATACATCAAGGTCGATAAGCGCGATTATACAGTTCAAAAATTGGTGTGGTTCTATGTCCATGGTGAATGGCCAAAGGGTCCAATTCGTTCTGTGACTGGCGACAAAGGTGAGACTCGCATCGAATTCCTACGTGACAGCGGTTATCCGATGGAAGGGAAGTTTGATCATCGCACCAAAGAAGGCCGCGCTGCTTATCAAAAATCTGCTCGTGAAGCCGACCCAAATCGGTTCCGTGCGCAAGATTTGAAGAAAAGCTTTGGCATCGGCCTTGATGATTACCAGCGGATGTTTGTTGAGCAAAAAGGCGTTTGTGCCGTTTGCGCACAGCCAGAAACGGCAACACGCGCTGGAAAAGTTAAATGGCTTTCGGTCGATCATGATCACAAAACTGGTGATGTTCGCGGTCTTTTATGCTCTGATTGCAATACTGGAATTGGCAAGCTGAAAGATGATTCGGCGGTCCTGCGCGCTGCTGCGGACTATTTAGATTTCCACAAAGCCCGTAAGTTGGCGGAAGTCGAAACCTCGAATGTAGTCCCACTTGGGAAAAGGAATTAGCCTATGGCAACGACAACTAATCGGGGTCCGTTTATCGCCCTTGGACCATTGATGGGCACCCCAAACTCGAATGAAGTTTGGGACGGCCCGCAAATGTTTTATCAAGGAGCGACAATCCCGGACGTCCGCTTCGCCCCGGCTAACAAGGACAGCTACAAGGGCGGTCGGTTCCCCGGCTTCTATGCGTCTCCGTCGATTTTGCTTACGGATCAAATTCCGCAGACATTTGGCACGGCGACGATTGCGGCGGCACAGGCGGTGACTTCTGGTACTGCCATGACGCTGGTGACGACTTGTCCCGGCGGCGCGGCGGTGACCAACGGAACGGTCAATGCTTTCAGTCGTCAGTGCGTGGCTCAGGTTCCTTTTGCGCCGTTCACGGCGGGCGGCGGTTACCCGAACATGGGCGCCAATGCTGCATCGCCATCGACTTTGTTTTCGAACCCAACGTCCTATACCGGCACCGGTGGATTAACCACTGGTAACGTGCTGGCGTTGGATTTTGGTTTCATGGTCGGCACGACTACGGCAGGTTCGGCAACCATCACGGCGATCCCGGATGTGAACCAATTCTATCCGGGTCAATGGATTGTCATCGGCGGCGCGGGTAACTCCGGCAATACGCTTCCGTTGATCACCCAAGTCCTGACCATCGGCACGACCACGTTGGCCACGGGTACGATGACCGTTTATCCGGTGCCATCGGGATCATTGACCGCAGCCCCAATTGGTTCGGCCAACTTCTATGGCGTGTTCCCGCAGCAAGGTGCGGCAACCGCCGTCAATCCGTATTGGAATGGCGGAGCGGTTAGCGTGTTGAACCCAACCGAATCGCTGGCGCGCGGCGTCTCGATCACGGCTAACGCGGCGGCTACCGGCGGCGCTATTCGCGTCCTTGGTTTTGACGTCTATGGCGCCCTGATGTCGGAATCGATCACTTCGGCTGCCTCGACCACGGTCTATGGCAAGAAATGCTTCAAGTACATCATCGCGGTGATCCCGTCGTTCACCGATGCTGGCCATACCTATTCGGTCGGCGTCAGCGATGTGATGGGTATTCACCTTCGCGCGGATCGCTGGGATTACCTGCAAACGTCTTGGAATGGCACGGCGATTTCGACTGCAACGGGCTTTGTCCCAGCAGTTCAAACCACCCCAGCAACTCAGACGACCGGCGATGTTCGCGGCGTCATTCAGGTGTCGACCAACGGCGGTGGCTCAGCCATTACCAACGCATCGGCATCTGATGGTGTGAAGCGTTTCTTCGTGTCGATGCACTTGCCGGTGTTCAACGCAACAGCAGCGACCCCAACCACAGTCACGCCGATGTTTGGCGTAACGCAAGTCTAAGGAATAGACCAATGAGCAAGGCACGTCACAACACTGGTTCAACTCCAAAGTTCTATGCCGGTGGTGATTCCGAAGCCGGTAAAGACGTTCTAGACAATGGCGCCAGCGCCGGTGCCCGCAAGAAAGGTGGCCGTGTCGGCCACAAGAAAGGCGGGATGGTTGAGGGTATGGTCGGCAAGAAGCGCATGGATCGCCCTGGTCGCAAGAGCGGCGGCGGTATCGGTGCGAACAAAACCCCATTGAGCACGGCGGCGAAGATTTCCAACGCTTCCGATCACAATGCTGACGAAACCGGCAACGCAAGCGGCTGACTCCGAACGCCCCCAATCAAGGGCAAGGCTACCTGGGGTTAATGGATTCAAGGCGCCGGGATTCTTCGCGGCGCCTTTTTCCGATTAAGATAGCGAGTCAGCAATGGCGACTTTATACATTACCGAGTACAACGACACCCCAGCGACCAAGAATGGCATTGTGATTCCATCTGGTGCCGAGCCAAATGTGACGGAACAAGCGGTGGCAATTACTGGTGCCTCATTGCAATCAGCGCAGTTTAACGCGCGCACGTCGTTCATCATGGTCAATACTGACACCACTTGCTCATTGGCGTTTGGGGATAGCCCGACGGCGGTGACCACAGCGCATCGAATGTCAGCGAACGAGACGCGCTTTTATGGCGTATCCAGCGGTCAGCGCCTTGCTGTCATTTTGAACTCATAGGAGCGATGATCCATGGGAATGATGGGCGGCGGCGGAACGACAACTGACACTGGATCGATTGCTGGTCTGGCAAGCTTGCTGGACATGGTGAAAGATCCTGCCGCAGTTCAAGCGCAGCTTAACCAGATCGCGGCCGCGCAAGCTGACCTTGATGCCAAGAAGACCGAAATCGCGGTGGCTCAAAACAAGCTAGATCGCCGGGCCGAGGAATTAGACGCCCAGGCAGCACAGCTTGAGGCTGACCGCGCCGAATATTTACGCGAACGGTCAGTGCTATTGGGTGAGATCGACGCTTATAAAGCCAATGCCGAAGCGGATCTGACAGCAAAACGCAATCAATTGGCGATGGATCAGAGCACGATTGACGCCAAATGGGCCGACATTCGGGCCCGGCTGGAATACGTGAAAGCCCAAGAAGCGGCATTGGTCGATAAACAAGCAGCGCTTGAAACGAATACAGCTACCGCTCAACGGTTATTGGATGCCCAGTCGGCTGAATTGGACCGGCATAATAACGCCTTGTTGGAAGCTGGTTATGCGTTGCAAAAGCAATCCCAAAACTTTGTATCGGCCCAGACCGATCTTGATCGCCGCAGCGAATCGCTGGATCAGCGCGAGTTAGACATCGAGAACGCCGAAGCCAAGTTGAAGGCCCGTGAGGCTGATTTTGCTGATCGCCAAAATCAGCTTCGCAAGATTTTAGGAGCCTAGCCCAATGCCTAAAGGTACGACCACAGCATCCAACATTCTGGCGTTGATCTTCAATGCGACGACTTGGACCAGCATGGCTCAAAACGCTTCCGTCAGTCCATATACCAATTTGTATTTAAGCCTTCATAACGCCACACCGGGCGCCGGTGGGACGCAAAGCACGAACGAAACGGCATATACGAACTATGCCCGTATCGCAGTCATCCGGACGTCGAGCGGTTGGACAATTGCATCCAACGTGGCATCAAATACGGCTTTAGCTCAGTTTGCGCAGTGTGGCGTCACAGGTGATACGCTGACCTATGTCGGTATCGGGACCGCTTCATCTGGGGCTGGCAACTTGCTTTATTTTGGGGCCTTGTCGAGTTCATTGACGGTCAGCAATGGGATTCAGCCCCAATTTGCTATTGCGAGCTTGCAAGTCACGGAGACATAGTGTAATAATATCTCTTGTTTGGCTATATGCCACAGGGGGTTAAAATGGTTAAAAAACGCAGTCAAGCCGAGATTGATTACGCCATGGAGCTTTATCGGGATTTAGGGAGCGCCTACAAAGTAGCATCAAAAATGGGGGTATCGCCCAAGGCTGTCTATCGGATGCTGCATGAAGGTGGTGCAGATATTCCAAGCTGGACAGACCCAAAACCCCGCCGATTGAAGTTTGATGGTGAAGCGGCAGAGCGGGTGATTGCTGATTATCAGGCGGGGATGTCTTGGCCTGAAATGAAAGAAAAATATGGCTGCGCGGATTACGCTATGCGCGAGTGTGTTCGCCGCGCCGGGATAAAGCTGCGGGACCATGGTGGCCAACGCCGCCGAATAAGCGACGAAGAAGAACTTGAAATTGTGGCGGCGCTTAAATCTGGTTTAAAACAGGTTGCTGTTGCCTCAAAATTCGGGTGCAATCAAAGTGTTGTTAGCAGGATAGCCATTAAACACGGTGTGTCAGATGGAAAGAAAGCATCTGGAGATAAGCACGGTAGCTGGAAAGGGGGTATCTCAAAAAATGGGGAAGGATACCTTATAGAGCGGGTGTATTCTGACGACCCTTACTTTGCGATGGCAACGCGGAGTGGTTACGTCCCACAGCACCGTCTAGTTATGGCAAAGAGTTTAGGGCGCATTCTACATAGCTACGAATCCGTCCACCACAAAGATGGTGACAGGACAAATAATTCGTTGGACAATCTTCAACTGCGGTTTGGAAAGCACGGCAAGGGAGTTGTCTTGACTTGTCGGAAATGCGGTTGTCACGACATACAAGCGACGGAGCTTTAGCCAATGGCAAACCCCACCTATTACACTTGTGCAGATTGCGGTGCGCCTTGTGAAGTCACTGAAACAGACGGCCCCAACCGGACGTGCAATTGTTCCGGTGCCATCCATGCCAATATGACCGCACACGCGCGTAGCGTTGCATCAATGGCGGCGGAAGAAGTTCCAGACCTTGACGCTGAATCGCCCGGTGCGTAATGACCCAAACGCGGATCGCGGATATTGCCGCCGCCTATGACGCTGGTCGGTCATGGACGGGTCTTTTGCGTCGTGGTGGCCCAATTCTGACAGCGGGCCAATGGTTCGATATGTCGTATGCATCCGGCATCCCCGGCGGCAACTATTACGCATCCGCCCCTTTGGTATCGGCCGTCTTTGGTGAGTTTGATGGAGTCTATCTAGGACCCGCATGCAATGCCGCCGGATATACTAAATACCTTCAAAAAGCGATGTTCATTCCGCCAGCGACATCGATTGGTCAGGCGACAATCTCATTGAATGACATCGTGATGTATTATCCATTTGTCGATGGTGACGGTGGTTTGCAGACGATGACCAATAGCTTGCCGATCCCGCGATATGGCGGCGTTGGCTGCAAATTGATGCTGGTGTCTCAAGGTGCGGGATATGGCGTAAGCCCAAACACGATTATTGGCTACACCAATTCTAACGGCGTGGCCGGGCGCATTGCTCAAGTCTCCTATACCAATAATATTGCGAGTGCGGGCGCCTTGGTATCGTCAGCAACCGATGCCACGGCCATGACGGTAACAGGCGGATCTCCCTATATCGAATTGCAGCAAGGTGATACCGGCATCATGCAAGTTGATTCAGTCAACATGCAGACGGCGGTGGGTGGCGTGTTTGCGGTCTGCATCGTCAAGCCTTTGGCGACCTTCGGCCTCCAAGAAGCCACCACAATCATCGAGGTCGATTTTGTGCGCGAACGGTTAAGACCAATATCCGTGCAAGATGGGGCATATTTAGGTATGATCTTGCGTTCAAACACGACCGCGACTCCTGCAACGATCCACGCTGAATTTTCACTTTACTGGACTTAAACCCATGGCGATCACATCGATTGACAATCTCGTTTCCGCTATGGCGGCTGGCCAGTATCAACGGGCCGATTGGGCCAAGGTTACAGCGGCCACCGTTGCTTATACGGCTGGTAACTATTACGATTTGTCTCAGGTCCCCGGATCGCCGGTCGCAAATACCTATCCCGGCGCCGCTCTTGTGGCCCAGACGCCGACTGATTTAAATCCCGGCTTTGGAATGTGGCTTGGTGGCGACGTATCCCCCAGCGTCAAGAATCTGGTCAACCTGGGTGCTTATTCGTCGGTTGCCACATCGGTTCCGGGCAAGATCGATCTGTTTGACATCGTGATGTACTATCCCGGCATCAATAATCTGATCACGACCGCGCAGACATTGATCAATTCGAACACCTTCACGGCATCATCTTCGTCGGGTCTTTTGTTGACCTATACCAACGACTTTGGGACGGCCACGGTATATACAACCGTGCAATTTTCAAACTCCGGCGGCGCATTGCCAACAGGGCTTGTCGCAGCAACCACTTATTGGCTTGTTCGCCAATCAGCCACCACGGCCAAGGTTTCGACCAGTTATGCAAACGCCGTTGCAGGCACGTTCATCGCATTCACCGACGCAGGATCTGGCACTAATACCCTAACCGTCACTCCTAACCGTTATGCCGATGGCGCGGGCTTGAGGATGTTGGTGGTTCAAACTGTCACTACCGGTACTCCAGCCGCTACGCCGGTCGTTTCCGCCGCCGGTTTCCAATATACCAATCAATCCGGCACCACCGGTAAGGTCCTTGGCGCGGTCGTCAACTATACCGCAGGTGCAGCCAACGTGCCGACACCGGGCAAGGTGGTTCACTCAGGCGTGGCAGCAAATAATTTTCTGCCATTCTTACCATTGGCGGCGGGTGATCGCGGGGTTCAACGTGTCACGCAATATCAAATCTCGACGGCTTACACGACCGCAACCGTGATGACATCGGCTTTGCTTTTGGTCAAACCACTTGCAAGTGTCCCTATTGTCACCGCATCGGCGGCAGGTGAGAGGAACCTAATTATGCAGGTCCCAAGTATGCCAGTTGTGAAAGACGGAGCTTGCGTGGTGCCATTCTTCTTCGCGGGTGCAGCACTTGCCGCAAACTCTCCAATCATGGGTTATGCCGACGCCGCATGGGGGTAAATTATGACAACCAAGGACCTGATTGAATTAGTAAAAGATTTCGGGTCTTGGCGCGGCGACGTTTATACGTTGGCGACTTTGGTTTATCAGCGACAGAAAGAAGATGACGCGGCTATTGCCGAACAGCTTGGCGATCAGGCAACGGCGGACGCCATCAGGGGCCAGTAATGCTTATCCGAAACGGGCTATCGATTAACTCCGAACCCATGGCGTTGTTCGGAATCAACTGGCAGACATTTATGACTGACAGCGGGGTCGAATCGTGGGCCGTGGGCCAGATGACCGACCTAACCGCATACCCAAATGGCTATTATCCAACTGCCGCAATGGTGCCTGCTATCACCGCCGGGCAGATGACAACCATCAATTCATTGCTGGCATCTGGCACCGTGAGTGCAGCCAACCTTGCTGGTGGGTTAAATGCCACTTCCGCCCTAACCGGGTCCGGCAACATCACATCAGCGCTCGCATCACTGATCGTTTCCGCTGCATCTAGCATCACTGGGTCTGGCGACGTTACGCTGGCAAACCTTCGTGGATTTGAAAACGGCCTTTCCGCCATTGTGGGCGATGGTGCGGTATCAGCCACCCTTACCGCCCTTGCTAATGCAGGGGCCAGCATTATTGGTTCTGGTAGCGTTTCTATTACTCCGACGGCATCTGGGAAACTTGACGCTAACATCAAGTCTTATACCGACCTTTCGGCCCAAGGTGCGGCAGATGCGGTATGGGCGCAGATCCTTGAAACCGGGTTTACCGCTCAACAGATCATGCGGATATTATCAGCCGTGATGGCCGGACAAGTATCGGGTGCCGCCGGGACGACCGTGACAATTCGGGACATCAATAACACCGTGGATCGGGTTGTGGCGACGGTTGACTCAAGCGGCGACCGCACGGCTGTAACCCTGAATACAAACTAATGGCCTATAATGCGGACCGATATTTTGCCCCCAGGTATTTCGCAAACAACTACTTTGCGACGGGATCGTCTGCTGGTCCGGGGGACCTTTTTGCCGCCGTCACCGGCGCTGTTAACATTTTCGCATTATTGACCGGCGGCGGCCCAAGCCCTGGGACGGCGAATCAATACATCGTCCCGATGCACATGGGGGCCATGCGCCCATTGCCGATGATGATGCGCCGCCGGTAATCCCTTGAAGGCCGGTGGGGTTGATGCTAGGATTTGGCCTGATTTTCCTTGGCGCGCAGTCGGGGGTTGAACCGCAAAGCTTGCGGCTACCATATTGATGGGAACCCGACATGCTTCCTTTGTCCGTCACTTTGGCCCTCGCGGCAGCCAGCGCAACCAACATCGTTGCCTCAAATACACCGGGCGGCGCGGGTGCATTGACGTTGGTATCCCCCACGAACGTCGTCAATTTCCTGCCTTTGGCGACCGGCGTTGGTCAAAAGGTCACAATTCCAACCGTCACCCTTGACGCCGCCCGTCGGGTGCTGGTGACGTTTGGCATTGAAGCATCAAACCGCACCGTGCGCATTACCGGAACTGATCGATTTGGCAACGGTCAGGTTGAAACCTTGACGATCCCATCGGGTGGCGCTTCTACCATTGCCACACAGCAAGACTTTTTGACCATCACCGAAGTCCGCGTATTTGCGGCTTTTTCGGCTGCGATGTCGGTTGGCACGAACACCACCGGCTCCACACAATGGTTCATTGTCCAGAACAATATTACGCCGTTCAACCTTGGTCTGCTATTCAATGTGACCGGCACAGTCACCGGCCAGATCGACGCAACTTTGATGAACCCAAATCAGGCGTTGCCAACGGGTTTGATCGTACCGGACTTCTACAACCCATCGGGCCTGACATCGATCACAGCAACGGCTAACGGTTCAGTCACGACCCCGATTGCGGCATTTCGTTTGACGGTCACGACCGGCACCGGAAGCATCCGCATGTCCTCGATCCAGCCGGGTAACTACGGGGGTTAATCACCCATTTTCACCATGGGGGACACCCGTGCAGAAGTATTTCAACAGCAAGACCGTGAAACCATCGTTACAAAAGATTCACCCGAATGACCATCATTGTAGGCACATCGACGCTTCCGGCGACCACGCAAGCGGCGCAACCGTCAAGCGGAACCTATAATTTTGACCCAGCGTTAAGTGATTTGACGTTGGAGGCTTTCGCGCGCATTCAGCTAAAAACCGCCGCTATCACCGCAGAGCACATGTGGAATTGCCGCATGTCAGCAAATCTATTGCTGTCATCGTGGAGCAACAGGGTTCCATGCCTTTGGCTGGTCCAGCAATTGTCGATTCCCCTGATCCAGGGTGTGGCCACATACTCGATTCCGTCGAATGTAGTGACGATCCTCGATAGTTTCATCCGTCAATTTCAGTTGGGAAACACGGTCAATTTGCCCGTTGCTTTCACGACGGCGCTCAATTCAATCACAGTTAGCATCAATTGGCCCGCGCACAACCAGATCGTTGGGAACTGGATTGCGGTCCAGGTTCCCATTGCTGTCGGTGGAATTGTGATCCAGGGGAATTATCAAGTCAGCAATGTCCTAGATTCGGCCAACCTTGAAATCGTTAATTCAACGGCAGCCACATCGGCGGTCGTCGCTGGTGGTGCCGTTCCCTTATTCACGTCATCGGCAGGTTCATCAACCATCACCGTCACTTTGCCGAATCACGGGTATTCGGTGGGGTCTAACTTTTCGGTCCAGGTCGAAACGATTGTTGGAAACGTCACCATTGGTGCGTCTCTGTACTCGGTCGTGTCGGTTGTTAGCTCTAGCCAATTCACTTTCACGGCAAATGGTGTAGCTACGACTTCGGCAAGTGCGCAAGAGAATGGCGGCCTGTCATTTTTCCAAAGCCAAGTAACCAACTATTCTCCCTATGACCGCGTGACGACGCCAATCTCCCGGACCGACTATTCCAATCAGGCAAACAAGGAAACCCAGGCGTTCCCATCTACCTATTGGTTCAACCGGCAGATCAATCCGACGGTAACTTTTTGGTCGGTCCCAGATCAAAATGGGCCTTACGTGTTCAACTATTACGCCATGGTCCAACCTCAAGATGCCGTAATGGCAAATGGAAAAACTATGGATATGCCATATCGGTTTTACGATGCCTTTGCCGCTGGCTTGGCCCGACGGTTAGCGCGTAAATATGCCCCGGCTTTAACACAAGAATTGGCAATTGAAGAATCTATAGCATGGGAAGAAGCATCCAGCCAGGACACCGAGAATACCCCCATGTACCTAACGCCGGTCATGTCCGGCTATTACAGGTGATCACATGGGCGAAGTATGGAAAAAAATCAGCCATATTCCGGGGTACGAAGTTTCAAACTTCGGCCAAGTCAGAAGTTTAGATACCCCAAACGGAAAACGCGGCCGCATCTTGAAGCCAAACCTTGATAAGGTTGGGTATCCTTGCGTGTATCCAACCGTAGGGTTAAAAAACTTTACTTGCCGAATTCATCATTTGGTAGCTCAAGAATTTATTGGTCCCCGCAAAAAAGGTGTGTGGGTTTTGCATTCGGATGGAAACCAAAAAAATAACAATGCTAAAAACTTGAGATACGGGACACCAAAAGAAAATTGCGCCGATAGAAAAGCTCATGGCAATGAAGCAATTGGGCAAAAATCTGGGAAAGCCAAACTTTCAGACGAAAGTATCCAATACATTAAAGATAACGCTCATCGGTATTATCAACGTGAATTGGGAAAGCTTCTTAATGTAAGCCATACAACGATATGGCAGGTTTTATCTGGCCGAACCTGGTCTCATTTGTCGGAGGCGGCTTAAATGGCATGGCGATTCACAGGTAAAGCTAGAGTAGATGCCGGAGCCCCATCTGCGTTCGGCGTTTGCGATAGATGTGGGTTTTTATATAATTTGGTTGATTTGGCGTTCCAGCACGATTTTCGCGGCAACCAATTGATCAATCTGTGGCTTCGCGTTTGCCCAAAGTGCATGGACAAACCACAGAACCAATTGCGCCCAAAGTCAACACCACCAGATCCGATCCCAGTTTACCAACCGCGCCCGGAAAACTACACGGCAGCGGATCAGGGTGTATCGGCCGCGACGTTGGGAACCCCGCCACAAATAGTCCCGGAGCCGTAACGTGCTTTATAGCGATTGGATCACGTATGTTTGCACGTTGCTCGAAGTCCCGGTTTCGGACGCGACTTCTGCAACGCCTACGACGGACACAAATTTCAACAATTTGATTCCGGCGGCAATCAACTATACCGAAGGACGAATCCAGAATGATCTGGATTTGGTGAATAACTATGTCACCGACAATTCGGCAGTGCTTACCCCGAATAGCCGTGTCTTCACTTTGCCGACGACCACGTACAATTGGATTGTTGTCTCCCAAATCAATCTGGTTGTTGGTGGCGTCAGACAAGGCGCACTGCTAAATACGACCAAAGAATTTATGGATGCAGCATACCCATCGGATGCTGCTTTGGGTTCCCCTTGCTATCCATCGTTCTGGGCGCCATTTAACAATACCATCATCTTTGTTGGCCCGGCCCCCGATGCCGCTTATGGCATTGAAGTCACCGGCAATGTTGATGTGCCAAAGCTTTCGGCAACCAATACATCAAATTGGATCACATTGAATTTGCCAGAGCTTTACACGGCTTGTTCGATGGTGTTTTGGGCGGCGTATCAACGGGATTATGGCGCAATGTCGGACGATCCGAAATTGGCCACCTCGTATGAGGACCAATACCAAAAGCTTCTAGCGGCAGCCGGTGGTCAGGAGGTCAGAAAAACTTTTCGCAGTGCCGGTTGGACAGCGCGCCAACCTTCCCCTCTCAGCCCACCACAAACATAGGTGCTCCCATGGCCGACGAAAACTTAGTTGCAAATGCAAAGAAAAAGCGCAAAGGAAAGATGATCGAAGGCGTTCACGGCAAGCGCCGGTTAGATCGCCCTGGTCGAAAATCCGGCGGTCGCGTTGAGCGAGCAGTTTCCGGTGGCGTGTTCCCAGATGCAGCCGACAAAGTGTGGGACGGGGCCGAACCGTTTACAAGACCATCGGACATGCGCCCCACAAAGCCGGTCAAGTTGGATAAGGTTTCCGATATGCAGGCGCCGAAAAAAGTGGGTTCAGCGGATGATGTAGGTATCAAAGCTATCCCAAACAAGCAATTTGATGGTCCGGTAACCACCGTGGTCGGAAGTCGATCCAAGTCGAAGGCAGCGCAGCGCCTTGCTGAAATCGACGCCGAAGGCAAGGATGCCTACGACAAGTCTCACGGCATTGGCCAATACGCCAAAAAGGATGATGACGAAGATAAGCCGGTCACAAAGTTGGCCGACGATTCCGACGCCGAGAAACAACCGTCTAAAAAAGGCGGTGTGATCAAAGACACCAACATGTCTGATGGTCACAAGGATCAGTACAATTCGGATGTCATGGGCATGTCGGCTGGCAAGAGCAAGACAGAAGCAGTCCGTAAACGGGGCGGTCGGTGCTAATCCATGGCAATGGTGCCGTTAAATATTAGGCCCGGCGTAAATGTGCAGGCCACATATTTAAGCAACGAAGGAGGCTACTCAGCCTCTAATCTCGTTCGCTTCAAGGATGGGCTTTTGCAAAAATTGGGTGGATCGATCCGATTGACCAACACGGCAGTCATCGGCACCGCTCGTGGGATGAAGGCGTGGGCCGATCTTGCAGGTAATCAATACATTGGCATTGGCACCAACAAGCGTTTGCATCTGTATCTGCAAGAGCAGCTTTATGACATTACCCCGCAATTGCAGATCGACAATCTGACCGCGCCATTTTCAACTCAGGCTGGATCGCGCACGGTCACGGTCACGGATGGCGGTTATACCCCTATCGTCGGTGATTACATCATCATTGCAAATATGAGCTATGTGGGGGGCTTGGTTCTTCAAGGGTCCTATGAAGTCAAGACGGTTGGATCTGGCAACTACACGATCACCGCGTCTGTGCCAGCAACCACTACCGTTGTTTCTGGCGGGGCAACATTAAGTTTCCAGACAACGGTGTCATCGACCACCGTGATAATCACTCTAGCCACCTACCCGTTTACAAATTACCAGAACATCCTGGTGGGGGTTCCGACCAGTGTCGGCGGTTTGACCATCGGTGGTGCCTATGATGTGACCGTGACCAATCAAGGATATGGGGATGGTTATTTCGGCCAGAACTATTACGGCAACACGCCGGGGTCAGCGACGATTACAACTGCATCCGCAGCAGGCAGCAGCGCCGGTCCAACTTACGAAAATGGCGGCAATGTAAGAATCATCTACGGGCTACACAGTTCAGTCGACAATACCAATTTTGGATATGGCGACGGCGCCTATAGCGTCGGTCCATACGGCCTTTCGATCAGCGGATACAATACCCTTCGTCAGTGGTCATTGGATAACTGGGGGCAGCTTCTAGTTGCCAGCTATACCGGTGGCCCACCCTATGTCTGGACGCCGCCTCTAGGCACTGTTTATTCGAATTCAGCGGCATTGATCCCCAGGGCCGTCTACACCGGAAATTACGTACCATGGACGTCTACCGGCCTATTCGTGGCTATGCCGCAACAGCAGTTGGTGATCTACGGCACAGACATGACCTTGGTTTCAACGCCAGGAGCGGCAACCCAAGATCCATTGCTAATTCGATTTTCGGACGTTAGCGACTATTCATCCTGGCTTGTGACCGCGACAAACCAAGCCGGTTCATTCCGCTTGCCTTCAGGCTCCCGAATTGTCGGTGGCATCCAGGCGCCATTGCAAGGCTTGTTCTGGACGGACATCGAATTCTGGTCGATGCAATATATCGGCTATCCTTTGGTCTACAGTTTCACCAAGTTGGGCATTGGTTGCGGGCTTATTTCACTTCGCGGCGTGGCGAAGATGGGCCCTGAAATCTACTGGATGTCGCAAAAGGGTTTCTTTGTCTACAATGGATCGGCCGTCGAACCTGTGCGCTGCACGGTCTGGGATTTTGTTTTCAACAATATTGATACCAATTATCTCGACAACGTGTTCGCGGCGCCAAACGCCTATTTCAATGAAATTGGATTCTACTTTCCAACCGTGGGATCAAATGGCGTGGTGACCAGCTATGCCAAACTCAATGTGCTCGATAAGGTCTGGGATTGTGGGACATTGACCCGAACCGACTGGATTGATCAATCGATCTTGGGAGCGCCTATCGGCGTTGATCAGAATGGCATCCTTCAACAGCATGAAATGGACAATGACTTTGACGGTCAGGCAATGGATTCGTATGCCTGGACGGGCTGGTTTAAGCTTGGTGAAGGTGACAATTTCTTATCTATCCAACGGATATTGCCAGACTTCGTTATCTCTGGTGGGTCGGTCAAGTTGACCGTCCAGACCGCCGACTACGTGAATGACGACACAACATCCACACCGTCTAAGTTAAAAACCTTTGGCCCATTTGTGGTCACATCGACGACCGAATATGTGATTGTCAAAGGACGCGGGCGCGTAGGCCGGATAAAAATTGAAAGCACGGACCATTCTGTTTTTTGGCGAGCAGGCAAGAATGAAATGGTTATTGGCCCAGCAGGGAGGCGATAATGACTGATGGACCAGGATTTAGTAGCGGCGGCGGACTGGCCAACCTTTTTCAAGGCATCCAGAACATTGCCAAAGCCATCGCCAATGCGAATCAGACCCTTTCGAAGGTCTTTCCGCAGCAGCAAGGTTTTTCCGCGACAGCAACCAGTGGTGCTGCTACACTTCCGGCTAATCCGGTTAAATTTATGATTGTGGTAGGAACCGATGGAGTCAGTTACAAAATCCCCCTGTACAATAGTTGATGAAGCCGAAGAATGGCGCGACATTCCGGGGTGTGAAGGCATCTATCAAGTGTCGTCACTCGGGCGGTTCAAAGATTGCGTAACAGGCTTGAGACATGCTCGGCCCGGCAGGAATGGCTATGTGACGTATGCCGTTACAAGAGCTAATATCGGTATGCGATCAATAGGTGTTCATCGCGCTGTTGCTTGGGCTTTTTTAGGCCCCCAGTTAAAAGGCATGTATGTTTGCCACAATAATGGTAATCCCTCCGACAATCGTTTGACAAATCTGAGATATGGAACGGCTCGTGAAAATGCGAAAGACAAAGTTCACCACAAAACGCAGCCCCGTGGAACGACGTCATATAAAGCAAAATTGACAGAAGATGACGTTAAAGAAATTCGACGAGATTGGAAAAATTATAGCCTAGCGTCATTTGCTACAAAATTTGGGGTTGGCATTGGAACAATTCGGGATGTGATTCTGAATAGAACTTGGACCCACGTCCCATACGAAGGTGCAGTCCGAGTAACGGAACTTAATGGCGACGGACGTGTTATTGTTGCCACGCGAATCATTGATCAGCGCGACGTTCAAAAGGTTGACCTAACAATCCCGGCTGGGTTCATGGTTGTCCAGCACCCAGTTACAAACGCCGACATCTTAATACCTTTCTACGATTTATAAGCAGTAGCATTAATGCCAACTTCTTGGTAAGGTTTTGAAAGATCCCCTTGCGCGCCGCATCGGGATAAACTTGCCGCGCTGGCGATCAACGGACCCCATGCGCGATGACTGTCACGACGAACAAGACATTGGTCCTGCCCGTCATCAATGGCGATTTCAACGCTTGGGGTGCGGAGCTTAATGCTGACCTGACCACAATCGATCAGGCCCTTGGGTCTGAGCTATCCATTAACGTGGGTGGCGGCGCAAACTATACCTTGTCCGTATCGCAAGTCCAAAGCCTGTCCATGAAATTTACCGGCGTATTGACGGCAAATATTAACGTCATATTCCCATTGGGGATTGGTGGTTTTAATATTATCAATAACCAAACGACCGGCGCTTTTACTTTAACCGTTATTACAACGGCAACCGGCGCCACTGGTCAATCGATTGTTCAAGGCAAGCGTATGCTTGTCTATGCGGACGGAACTAATATTTGGCCCGCAACAACTGATGTTAATACTTTCGGGTTTGGAACCCAAGCCGGGTTTTCGGCTTTGCTGGACCAGACCATGGGATCAACGCCGGGCGCGATGCTTTATCGAGGCGCGAGCCTTTGGACCATTCTTGCGCCGGGCGTGGCCGGGCAGCTTTTGCAAACCCAAGGGTCCAGCCCCCCAACGTGGGCATCGGTCGGCATCGGTGGGCCGTCCCAGGTCAATACAGGGACCAGCTTGCAAGGTGGCCCGATCAACGGAGCAAACCCGGTCGGCACCATCGACATAGCCACGGCAGGCGCCCTTCAATTGGTTGCAAACAAGACCGGAAGCCCGGCCATTCCCGTCGCCACGTCCATGACGTCCTATCTGGACGCCGTATTTGGGTCCACACAGGGCGCCATCCTGTTTCGCGGTTCATCGGTATGGCTGACGCTTAACCCCGGCACCAATGGCCAGATCTTGCAAACTGGGGGGCCCGGTGCCGATCTGACGTGGAGCAATGCAATTTCCGCCGGTGGCAACAATACCTTCACCGGCTGGAACGTGTTTAAACAGCTTGGCGACACGATGACGACACCGACGATCAGCGGCGGGACGCTGACGCTGGATCAGTCCACAGCCAATTATTTTTCCGTCACGCTTAATGCCAATGTGACTAACCTTGTCCTTGCTAATCCATTAGCAACAGGTACACCAACAGGCTTTATTTTGGAATTCACCGCCACGGGAACCCCCTATACCGTGACGTGGCCTGCATCGGTCAAATGGGCAAATGGGGTGCCTCCGGTCTTGACTTCCACGAACGGGAAACAAGATGTTTTCCTGTTTTGGACAACGAATGCCGGGACTTCCTACAAAGCCATCATTTCTGGTCAAAACTTCTAAAGGTACGTGTTATGGCTAATCCAACGATTTCCGATGTTCTGGACGCGATCCACAAGCTTAACGGCGATGTCAGGGTTGCCCTTGATCGCACCGAGAATCATTCTGACGCCTTGGTTGCTTTGACCACAAAGGTCGACGCTCATGGTCTGGATATGGCAAAAGCCAAAGGTCAGGCATCTGTCTTAGGGGTTATGGGGTCTGTTTTTGTGGTCGGGTTGGTCGAAGCGGCCAAAGCACTATTCGCGCAGCCCCACCATTAAGTTGTCAGCGGTCGCAAGTTTGTTTATGATGCCTGTGGTTTAGCGCGCCGCTTTACCGCTTTCCTTGCTTTGGGTGCTGGCATCGCTTCGCCACCCCATTCTTTGATGCGGTGCGCGCGTGACCACAACTCCGAACAAGGGCTATCCCCAACCAGTTATTAACGGAAATGTTAATACTTGGGGAACCTTGCTTAATCTGGGGTTTCTGACGGTCGACCTCAATCTGGGCGGCGTTGCCTCTGTTCCTGTTGCCGGTAATGTCGATGTGACCGTAAGTGCAAGCCAAGTCCAGAACTTGGTTCTGCAACTGGTCGGAACTTTGACGGGCAATATCAACTTATTTTTTCCGGCCAATGGCGGCTTTTGGATCGTCGATAATGAATCAGCCGGATCTTATACGATCACGGCCAAAACGGTTTCCGCAACATCGACCAGCGTGGTCGTCCCCCAGGGGTCGCAGGTCGTCGTCTATTCGGACGGCACCAACCTTCATGGCGTTGGGGTTCAAGTTATCTATACCGGCACAGGTTTGACCGGCGGTCCGATTGTGCAAAACGGCACTATATCGTTGGCCCCGATCAGCACTGCCACCATGCTTGCCAACGTGTCGGGCGCGACGACGGCACCTACGCCTACGACCATGAGTCAAATGCTCGACGCTTCCATTGGGACGGCGCAGGGGAATTTGCTTTACCGCAATGCCTCCGGCTGGGTGGCGCTTCCGGCTGGCGCCAATGGTCAGGTCCTTCAAACCAGCGGCGCGGCAGCAAACCCGATCTGGACATCCTTGGCGGCACTCCCGGCAACGGGTGTCTTGGCGGATCTTGCCAATACGGCTTTCGCCAAGGGCGACATGATTTACTACAATGGCACGAACATGGTGCGCGTTGCAGCCGGCACTTATGGGCAAGTTATGTCGGAAGGCGCCAATAGCACCCCGACTTGGAAAACACAAACTGCATCGGGGATTGTCCCAGACTTTATGTTCCAAAATCTAGGAATCCGATAAATGAGCAATCTCGCACAATACGCATCAACACCATATTTCGGAGGTGCCACGCTTTCGGCTGGCGATTTATCCCGAACAGACCCAAGGTCGGTTGGCATTGTAGCCATGGGTAATTCGACAGGCGCTCGTATCGATAACTTTGACATTGAAGCCGCCGGTGCCACGCCAACGGCCACAATGCTTCGATTATTCTATGCGCCAGGCAACGCAGGCGTAGCAATAAGCGCGGCAACAGCCGTGACTACCACGGCGACTTTTACAACGTCAGGAAATCACGGTCTGTCGGTAGGTATGACCGTCTATATGACCGGATTTTATCCGCTCGATTACAATGGCATTTTTACCGTCGTAAATGCCACCGTGGCAAATGCGTTTACGGTTACGTTGCCGACCACGCCGACCACATCAGCCGTGACCATTGGAACATTTTCTTATTCGGTCGCAAGCCCGACGCTGACACTTTTTCGGGAAGTGCCGATTACGTCAATCGCAAGCCCAAGTTCAACGACGGCTTGCTTCAGTTCAAACCTGAATACCAACGTCAATCCAGACGTCTTTCCAATCGTCTTGCCTCCTGGATATAGCATCCGCGCATCGATTCAAGACACGCAGACCGTGGCAGCGGCAAATCCAATCTCGGTTTGCACGTCTCAAACCATTGCAGCCAACGCCTATGCGGCGATCAACGGATCATTGGCGACATCAGCGGCAACCGCAGCCGCCGGTGCCTTACAGACGCTTGGCGGCGCTGGATACATGTCTCTGACGGCCACGCCTTATGCGTTGCCGAACCCGGCACAGGTGACTTTGACATCGGCTGGTAACATCAGCGCGGTCAATTTTACGATCATTGGCACAGATCCAACTGGTGCGACGATCACGGAAACGATTGCAGGGCCAAACAATGCCACGGTCTATTTCACCAAGATATATGCGTCGATATTGCAGGTCTATGCCAATGGCGCGGTCGGCACCAATACCAGCATCGGTTATTCAGCAATTGCAACTTTTGTCCAAATGTCAAAAGTGGCGATCTCATCTTCTGCCAATTTGACTGGCGTAAATTTCACAATCACCGGTATGCTTGGCAATGGCACGGTTCAAAGCGAAGTGTTGACGGGCCCTGCCATAGGAACGGTGGTGACCAGCGTCAACAGCTATAAGGTTGTGACGTCGATTGTGGCAAGCGCGCTGGCAAACCCTACTTTGATTGGCAACCCGGCTATTATCACTGGCATCAAGGTAACGGCGCGCGGCGGGGCTTTCTAGGATGGCCGGTGGTCCAAATATAGGGCTGTCACCCGGCTTTACCCCGGTCGTTGCCAATCCGCCCTTGCCAACCCAGTTTGGGCAATCTGGCAAGGTGCTTGGCACGAACGGAACGTCTTTGGCGTGGACGTCAGGTACCCCGACTCCATTCAACGAAGTATCGACGACGATTGCCGCCGCCGGGACAATGGCGATTGGTGCGGCGCTTGGTAATTACTTATTCGTCACCGGATCTGGCCAGACGATCACCGCGTTCGATACGGTCGCATCTGGGGCCGAACGGGTGTTGGAATTCGCTGGATCGAACACGGTCAACTATAACGCCACCACCATGCTTTTGCCGGGCGCGGCAAACTTGAAGGTCAATGCCGGTGACGTGCTTTTCTTCCGGTCGGAAGGATCTGGTAATTGGCGCCTGACCAGTCGATTGATTGGATCTGGGCAAACTATTTTTGGCAAAGGCGTCTACGAACAATCGACCGCGCCGACGATTTCGGGTGGTACGCTGACACTTGATCTGACGGCCAGCACTGTGTTCAATGTTGCCTTCAATGCAAATATTGCGACACTCACAGTCAGCAATCCGCCAGCCAGTGGCGGTGTTGGAGAATTTGTTCTTCGTCTGACCGGCGATGGAACGCTTCGCACAACCGTCTATCCTGCATCATTTAAATGGCGCAATTCATCTGGAACGGTTCCCACAAACCCATCTGTCAACGGGAAGATTTTGACGCTGTTCGGCTACACGCTGGACGCCGGGACGACCTATGACATGACCTACACGACGGATTATTGAGCATGTCTTTGATGCGCTGGCTTATGTCTGCATCCAGTTCTATGGCGATCCCCGGTGATTCATACTGGGGCAACACGCCTCTAAGCTTGCCTTTCGATAATTCAGCAACGGACGTATCGGCGCTTGGCCAGACGGTCACGGTCAATTCACCGATGACGTTCTCAAGCGGGCAAAGCCGGTTCGGTGGGTACTCGCTTTATAATCCGACTGATAACAGTTCGACGGCAAATGCAAGGATCACAGCAAATGCGACTAACGCGCCGTTGCTAGGCAACTATTGCTATGAGGGTTGGCTATATGTAGTCACGCAAGTTCCTGCTGGAACAAGAACGCTTGTCAGAGGCCCCGCCAATACGGCTGCTGGCAACGATATGTTCAGTTTAGCGCAAGACACGGGCGGCCTTTTACAGTTTAATATGACAAATTTAGCCCTTGGCGCAACGGCATGTTCGGGTAACATCGCCGCGATTCCCGGTGTCTGGCATTTTGTTACTTTTCAGCGTTCGGGAAGTTATCTCTATTGCACCGCCAATGGGCGACTGATCACCAGTGCCAATGTCGGAACGGGCACCTA